AACCCAACGTCGAAGCCGCCACCACAAACCCCCGAGCCAACAACACCTGCCTAATCCGAGCCGTCGGAATCAACGGATCACGCAACGCCACCAACAAATCCTCACCATCCGCACCCAACTCGGCCACAATCTGCTCAACCCTGTTGCGTTTCGTCGGCTCCTTCAACTCGTCCAACAGTTTCCCCATCAGTCCTCCCTTGTAGGTGCCAGTCGATGTGATGAGTCAACCGCCCATCAACCTTGTCGAGCTTGCCTGTAATCCTATGGAGTACCTCCATCACCCGTCCATGGTCTTTGCGGTTCTCGGACATGAATTTGAGTACCACCCCAACCAACGCCACAAACCCAGAGATGACGGCAGCTAGGACGGTTGCGGTACCAGCATCCATGTCACGCCGCCATCCCCAACGACCTGAACACAGCCTTCACCTGCGGAGCCTTCAACCGCCCGTCCACCTCAATGTGCAGCCAATCCCCCGAACCACCAAACTGCACCGTCGGCTTGTCGTACACCTTCCAAGCGTTGCGATCACACCGGTAGGCGCGACCATACTTCCCGAACTTGTAGTCAATAATCATCTCGATCCCAAGCGCATCAGCGTTCTCCACCAGAAACGCACAACAAGCCAACGCCTGCTTCCGCCCACCAAACCGCTTCCCCTTGCTGCCCATAAATCGGTACGACACGTCAGCCGCAGTCCCCTTCGCATGAACGCTCATCTGATTCTTTGACCGTTTCTCACGCACCGCCCACATCCCGTTATTCCACAGAGCAGGCCAATTCGCTTCAATGCACTCCACCAACGAAACGATGTGGGGCGTGGCTCGCTTAGCAACAGGGCGTTTGTCGCCCGTATAGGGCCGCCTCATCCCTTCGTCCCAAACCGATGATCCGAAGGATCCAACCAGGTATAAACCACCGGCAGCAACGCAGCCAACCCAGCATCCAACAACATCCACTGATCACGCACCCCAGCCAAATAGCAGGCAATCGTGCCAGCAGCAAACACCTTCACCCACGACTTCATGAGTTCACGAAACTGATCCCTAGTCATAACACCAATCTAGTTGACGACTACACCATCAAGTCAGAGACCGAGGACGGTGTTGATTTCCTCATCGGTGAGTCCGATGCGGCGAAGTGGTGCTTTTCGGGCTTCGAGTGCGGCGGCTTGTTCGGCGGCTACTCGTTCGGCTTCGGCTTGATCGGCGGCGCGTTGTGCCTCGTCTACTTCGGCGCGGTACACGGGTACAACTGAATTTTGGGGTGTGATGTTTTTCATGCTGTTATCCAAAGTATCCGTAGACCGTGACTGTGCCGGTGATGTTGCCTGTTGAGCAAATCAAACTAAATCCGTCATAGGAAGTGGCTTGGTTATGGGTGCCGACAAAGATTCGCATTCGTGCGCCGCTTTCTGCGTCTTGATTCGTTGCGTAATAGTTGGTGCGAGCCGCCGCAAAGGGGTTGATCACATCCACAATAAAGCCGCTTGTGTATGTGCTATTTGATGTAAGTGTGCCGCCTCTAAAAGCGGTAGTCGTCACGCGGCTTGGTGACGACGTTGTGCTTGATAAATCGACCAACTGGAAAATGTACGAGTTTGACGTGGAGTTGTCTACGCCACCGACACGCAATCGGATGTCAATGTTGTTGCTCGTTGATGGCGTCGCGTCAAAAATAAACCTGTAATTGTCAAATGTTGAACTAAACACACCGTTGATTGACACGCTTTCGGCTGTTCCAAATGTGATTTTCCCATTCGCGCCAACTGAACTTGACGAGCCTGCGCCCGTCACTGTGACGGATGTCGGAACTATTGCCCTGATTCCACTATCACTGACGAACGGCCCGATCTTCACCCAAGACGAACCATCATAAGTTTGCAGTTCGTCATCCCCCGTGATGTAGCAAGTCTCACCCTCCTCCAATGTCGGTTCCCCTGCACCACCATAAGCAGCATCCCTTACAGCAGTCGAAGAAAACACTTTCACGCCACGCATCAAATACTGGTTCACATCATTCGCAGTCAATACCTCACCGCTAGTGAACGCCTTAGTGCCAGTGATCGCCATAATCCACCTATCCTAACAGTGCCTTGATTTCAGCCTCATCCAAACCCAACGCAGCCAACTTCGCCAACGCCGACACACGAGCATCAACCCTCGCCTGCAACTCAGCCTTGACCCGTTCCGCCTCAACCCTCTGCGCCTCCAACATCGCCACCTCCTCAGGTGTCGCATCACGCACCACATCATCAACCTGCACCCTGTAACTCATACAGCGTTCCTATACCCATAGACACGAATAGTGCCACCCGTGATGGTTCCCGTACTTGGTGTCAAAGTGAAATCGGTATAACTGGTTGAGACTCGATGCTCAAGGAACACAAGTGCGCCAGCAAGATTATCGGTTGACTGATAACTAGCATGGCCGTGCGTTACTTTGGCAAGAAATGGGGAATTGAGAGTGAACGAGGCGAAAAGTCCAGTGCTTTGTCCACTGCCGACTGCGCTCCAAGCGGCGGCATTGTTGTCACTCCCGAATGAAGTGCTTGCACCAGAATAGAGGAGTGATAAGCGAACTTGATAATAAGCAGTTGATGATGCTCCCAACGTGCATTTCAATACACATCCAGCCGATGAAGAACCACCAGCAACTTGAATCAAATAGTTGTCATAGTCTGCACTAAACGCACCTGTAACTGTCACACTAGAAACCGCAGACCCAATCACCTGAGTCTTGACCAACTGCAAACCAGCAGGCGCATCAGCATCCGCAACCCCAACCCACGCCGACCCGTTATACACAGCCAGCGTATTGCTGTCATCCAGATACGACACCATCCCTTCAGCCAAAGTCGGCTCACCCGATCCACCGAACCCAGCAGTCCTCGTCGCCTCATCAGCGAACCGCATCACCACCTGATCAGCGAGAAAGCCGTTCACATCCGACGATGTGACTTCCTCCTGGAACGACCAATTCTTGCCACCTAGACCAGCCATGATGCAACCGATTCTAGACGATCAGGTGAACGTGTAGTCCGAGTCAACCTCGGAGATGTCGACGAAGAAGTCCTCAAGGATGTTGAACGCCAACGCATTCGTCGTAGACAAGGTGCCTTGCTCTGGGTCGTCAAGGATGAATTGGGTGAGGATTTGGGCTGGGGCGAGGCTGAGGTTGATGGTGTGTTGGTTGGCGGTGATGGTGTGTCGGATGGCTTCGATGACGACGGTTTGGTTGATGGTGGTGGGGGAGCCTGCCGCGAATTCTTTGGAGACGGTGATCACGTCTCCGATCTCGAATGCGGTGACGGTGTTTTGTTGGGCTGTGCTGAGGGCGTTGAGGTTGATGGTTGCGCCGGTGAATCGGGCTACGGGGTCTTGGTAGAGGGCTACTAGGTCTTCGGCTAGGGCTGATCCTGCTGCGTCGGTGGCGAGTGGGAGGTTGCCGAAGGAGAGGGATCGGATTCCGTAGAGTGCTTGGCTGGCGGTGCCTTCTGCGACGCTGATGGCGGTGGAGCCTGCGATTTGGACGCTGACTCGGTTGAGGACGGTTTCTGCCCCGTACACGTTGTCTAGGCCTGTGATGGGGATTGCGCTGGTGGCGGTGCCTCCGAGGGTGGCGATGGATGTGGCGAACGAGGCTTGGACTCGGGGGTCGAATCGGATGGCTCCTTCTCTGGTGGCGAAGAATCGTCCGTTTTCTGCGATTTGAACTTCTTGTAGGGCTTGGAGGGTGTTGGTGCCTGCTTCGTATGGGGCGGTGCCGACGGATGAGACGGATTGGTTGATTTGGCGTGGGGCTGTGGCGGTGCCGAATCCGACTTCTCCTCGGTCAAGGATGGTTTCGATTCGGTCGGATGCGAATTCGTTGGGTGGGGTGAAGGCGTTGAGGGTGGTTTGGGAGATTTGGGCGAGTGCGTCTACTGCGGTGATGATGGCGGTGGAGAGGTTTGGTTCGTTGTAGTTGACGTCTAGGTCGTAGATGAAGCCGTTGAAGATGTCGGCTGTGCCTGCGATGACTCGGATTTTGCGTCGTGGTGCGATGCCGAGGTTGCCTTGGTACCAGGGGGATGATTCGTTGAGTGGGTCGAATGCTCGGTTGGCGGCTTGGTCGTCGGCTTGGAGGGTGAGGTTGCCTGCGTTGAATACTTCGAGTTGGGTGGAGCGGCCTCGGGTGATGTTGATGTTTTGCACGTATTGGCTGATGTCGACGAAGGAGGTGGTGCCGTCTAGGACGCTGGTGCCGAGGATGCCGTTGGTGGGTGAGTCGAGGGTGAATTCGTCGGTGATGAAACCGACATCAAGGAGTGCTTGGTAGTTCATCCCCCATTTGGCGGTGACGGTCACAGCACACTACCGATGTTCCCGTAGCGGTTGAACTGGCCGCCATTCAACCGTTGATACTGGCTGAGGTAGTTGTAGATTTCTTCTCCGACTGCGACTCCTGATGTGCCGAGTCCGGCGTTCACTGTGACGTTGACAGCTCTGGCGACAGCAGGATTGTCCAATCCTGAGCCGATGAAGAACGGAGACAAAGCCTGCGGGATAGAAGCGGTTGCAGCCCCGACAGGGTTCGGCACTGTCGCCACAAACCCAGGACGACCCTTGAACCCCTGCGTCTTCTTCACCGCCTCAAACAACGCCTCCTCAGCATCCTTCTGTCGCTTCAACGCCTCAGTCACCGCATCCAACGCATCAGCTCGACGCCGCTCCGCCTCAGCCACCGCATCCGACAACTCCCTATACAACGCCGACCCAGGCAACGCCCCAAACACCACCTCATTCAACATGGCCTGCGCATCCGACAAACTTTGAGTCGAACGCACCTGATCATCAGTCGCATCAGCCAACGACAACTTCGCCTCAGCCAACGCAATCTCAGCCTCACGCACCTCACGCGCCGTCACACCAGGCCTGCTACGAACCTCCTGCAACGCCTTCTCCGCATCAGCAATCGCAAACACCGAATCCTCAACCCGATACCCAGCCCGCTCCACCCCACGCTGCGCCGCATCCAACTCACGCTGCGCATCCTTAGCCTGCTGCGAATCAGCCCCATACCCAGCCACCGCCTGATTGAACTTCGCCTGCGCCTCAGCCAAACTCGCATTCGCTTCGTTTAGTGAACGCTGCGCACGATCCGTCGACTTGATTGACGTGTTGAATCGATCCTGTGCGCTGGAGGCGGCCTTCATCGCATCCGCATACTCCCTCACAGCATCCTTGCCCTTCTTCACCGTCCCACTCGCACCACTCAAAGTGTTGCTGAAATCAGCCGTCGTCTTGGTTGCCTTACCCATGCTCCCGCGATAATCGCCAACCTGTTGCTCAAAATCCTTCCCAGGAACCAACTGAGCCAAACCTTTGTTTGCCTCGTTGATCTTGCCTCGGATGTCGTCAAAATCGCTGCCAATGTTCGTCAACCGCTTGTTGATGTCATCCTCAAGTCTCCCCAACGCAAACCCAGCCGACCCAGCCGTAGCAACCAACTTCACATCACGAGCCAACGCACCAACCAAGGTTCCGATCATGCCGACCGACTCACCAATAGAAGCAAAGTCACGGATGAAGGTCAGTACCGAACGGGTGACGGATTCAAGAACGCCGATGGCTTTCAACCCGAAGTCGCCCATAGCGGCGATTGCGTAAATCGTCGCGTCACCGATCCCACGCTTGCCCAACACATCCACGAACATCTGGAATCCAGGGATCACCGATTCCATGATCACGGGCATGATCTTGTCGTTGAAATAATCCAACAACTTGTCCAACACCGGCAACAACGCCTTCCCAATCTCCTCTTGGATGTCTTGGAACCCGTTGCGCAACACCTGCAAACGACCCTCAGTCGTATCACGAAGCGTCGCATTGAATCCCTCATAAGTCGAATTCAACACTTTCACCAACGCAGCAGAACGCTCAGCCTCATTCCCTGATGTGATCTGCTTCTTCGTAGTCTCATCCAACACAAACCCGACACGAGTCAAAGACCCGAAGTTCCCCTGCAACGCTTGAGCCAACCCGTTCGTCATTGACTTGAAATCCTCAGCCGAAGCAGTCGCCCCCTTCTCAGCCGTCACATAATCAAGAATCGCTGGAGTCAAACGCTCAATGGTCGAGGCCTGCAAATCAAACGTCGCAAGCTGAGCCTGCACCACCGAAATGTTGCCAGCCGACACCACACCCAAGTTCTGCAACGCCTGAGCCTGCTTGTTCAACGCCTCCACTTGCTGCTCAGTCGCGCCACCAGTCGTCAACAAGATTTGACGCAAACGATTCTGCTCAGCCTGCGCATCCTTCGCAGCCATCACCGACTTGATTGTGAACGCAGTCAACGCACCAAACGCAGCCGTCCCAGCCAACGCCACCGTTTTGAACGACGGCACCAACCCCTTCAACACAGACCCCAAACCCCTGTCCATGTCCAAACCAAGTTTGCTGGTTTCAACCCCCAACTTCTTCAGACCAGCAATAGCCTCCTTTGAGTCAGCCAAAACCCTGACAACAAAAGTGCGTTCACCAGCCATTTCACCGATTCTACTCAGCCACAGAAACCCCATACCTGAGTTCACGGAACTGACGCAACGCCTCACGATACAACGCAGACCCACTCAACCCGTTGAACCGAGAAGCATCACCACGCTCCCACCAATCATCACTCAACACAGCAAACGCCACCCCATCCGCATCATCAACAATCCGACGCTTGTTCGATGCAGAACGCTGACGACCAGACTTCGGCAACTCGTAAGGCTCCGACAACGCATCCCAATCCCAATCCACATCCAGCAACCTGCCCGAACCCTCATGGAACTCAAACGGCTGATCAGGTGCGTGCTGAGGCAGATAAAACAAACGAGCAGGATCTTTCGTCGCAGGGTCAGCAGGCAACCGCAAACGACCCACCAACTCCTGCCACATCACACGCCACAACCCAGCAGGCACACGCTCCTTCAACGGCAACACAAGGTGATAGTGCGGATCATCCAACCGATGCGAATAAGTGGAATACGCAAACCACTCCAACCCATCCAACCTGCACCCATCAAACCCGTCACCATCCATGTCCACAACCAGAGCCTCAACAAACCGCACATTCCTGTTGCCTCTAGTCGTCCCCCCGTAATACTCCACAGGCGACCACAACGCCCCAGCCTGCTTCACAGGGTTCTCCTCATGAAACGACAACAACTCCTTCAAGCCCACCCAATCAGACGCAATCCGACGCGGATAAATTGACTTCACCGACTTGAACAAAACAGCCATGAACCCTCCTCAGCCCACCCTAGCCTGCCCAGCTAGGTCATCCAACTACTGGTCAAACCCCAATTTCCGCATGGTTTCCTCAATAGCGTCCAAGTATTGCTCAGCAATTTCGTTGCGCATCCGGCGCACCGTAGGCCAAAAGAAATACCCGCCCCTGCCTCGATGCGGTGGGAACTGCCTGGTCGTCCTTCTAGCACCGCCACCAAACTCAGCACCAAAGAACACGTCCCCCATCGTCACCTTACGATTCACCAGACGACCCCTTGAGCCACGCACCCTGCCACGATTCACCGAAATGAACCGTTGCTTCTCATTCAACTTGATCGTCGGCACACGATCCGACTTGGCTTGCAACCCGTGAGCCGCCTCCAACGCCTGCCGATTATGTTGCACCGTAGAAGCCGCCCGACGAGAATTCTGCGTCACCCCCTTCGCCACCTCCAGCGAAGCCTTACGCATCTCAGTGTTGAACCGATCATCAGCCTTCTGCAGGTCGCGCAACAACTCCCACAAGCCCTCAATGTAGATCCCGTTCCGAGGAACAACCCTGGCTTGACCGGCACGACCAACAATCGATGCATCCTTATTTTGACCAAGAGGAGTGCCATTGAAAGCCATGAGGCGACACTACCGCTTCAGATGAACAGCCCTCCACCGCAAATAGCCGACCATCGTGTAAAGCATCCTCGGAGATTCAGCCAGCAACACTGACGGCGCAATACCTGTCTCCACCGACAGGTACGCGATCAACCAGTGGGCTGACTGCTCTCCAAAGGGGCGATCACTGCTTTGTCAGCATCCCCCACAGACAGCGACTCGACCTCACCGATCCATGAATCAAAATCCAAACCAGTCTTCTTCTGGCGATGCTCCGAATGCCATGCCAAGAACGCCAGATCGGTGAGCGTCATTTCCATCTCAAACTTCGCCACGCTACGAGAGTATTTTTCCTCGAACGCGATGAAGTCTGGGAACGCCGCAATCACTGTGCGTTCCTTGCCGTCGACTGCACTAACGATGTCTAGTGCGATTTTCATTTGTTACCTCCGCAGGTAAGGGTTGGGAATGAAGTTATGCGCGTGCGACTGTGATGGCACCCGAGATCGGCCAAGTGACCGAAGCCGTTGCCAACTCGCCCACTGCACCAGCAACTGGAGTCCAGTTGGTGCAGAGAACGCTGAAGGTGTACGACGGGTTTGCTGACGAAGCAGCAGCAGTGCCGTTCGGCTTCACGACCATCTGCACAGCCGTTGAACCGACAAGCGGAAGAACGAGCGCATCAATCGCACTGTATTGCTGGTGCATTTCCAGCGTCACGCTGTTATCAATCAAGCCTGAGACTCGGGTGATGGAGGTGGAACCGAACGCGGTGGTCGGTACCTCAGCAGCAGAAGTGGTGAGCGTGATGGCGGCAACCGACGTGGAAATGTCGGTACCCGCCAGCGTCACATTGACATCGGTGAGAACTTGCTTGGCCATTTTTGGTTATTCCTTTTCCTTGTCGGTCGACTTGGTTGATTTCGGTTCTTGGATCGGCTCGATCAAGCCAGCCGACAACAGCAAATTTACATCCTGCACGTCTTTGCCGTCCACGATGCCGCCAGGTTGCACACCCTCAACAGGGAACGTGGTGACCCGATACTTTGCCATCGTTCAAGAATACACCACGACACGAAAATCAGTCATGAGATAGGTGGCATCATTCGCATCCACCGTCGTGATGTTCGCCGCAGACTCCACAATCAGATTCTGAACCTTGCCACCGAGCGTCTTGTCGCCCTCAATCGCAGCCCTGATCGAAGTCGCCCCCCTATAGGACAGATAGCCGTCCAGTTGGTTTTGGGCGGAACGCTCCGCCACCCTGCCCACCACCACCGAAACCTGAAAAGTGTGAACCACCAAACCGCCACCCATCGCCCCGTTGTAGGTGATGGATTCCAGCATCGGCCAAGCAAACGGAGGATTCACATTGTCAGGCTGCTGAGCATACGAACGCAAACCAGAGATGGTGGCGAGACGATCAGCCAACCCTTGCTTGATTTCAGTGACCGTTGTTTCTGCGCTCACGCAAACATCCGCATCCTGCGATACGGCTCCACAAGTTGAGCAACATCGGGATCAAGGAAACGAGACACACGAATCGCCCCAAGATCACCGAACCCAGCCACACCCAACGGAGAGTCATAACGCTTGAAGATGCGTGACGCTTGAATGATCGTCGCCTGCGTCACCGGTGACGGAACCGACGGCCAACCGAACACAGCCGTCAACTGCACTAAAGCCTGCTCCCCATAGTTCGCATTCAATGTTGGGAACAGATAATCACCGATGGCACGAATACGGTCATACGCCCAATCCAACCCATCCAAGTTCCCGTTCAACGGCTCAAGCTGATAGTCGCTCGTTGTCCAAGTCACATCAAAGTTGCCGTCACCAAGCGTTGAAGTTTTGAGGGTGATGGCGGTGCCTGCGATGTCATCTATCTGGCAAACGAACTCGTTGCCTGCCGTGTAGGTGCGTGTCTGGGCGGTGCCTGATGTCCAGAACTTTCGGTTGCAGTAGCCGTCAATGAGACGCGACGCAGCACCAGCACAGTTGTCAATCAGATCGTCGTCGATGCTGTCAGCCGTCCCGATACGAAGGGCAGCTTTGATCTGGTTGCGGGTCGCATAATTCGTCGTCATCGCTTGCCTATCCTACTTCAGCCCATTTCAACAGAACCGAAACCTCGTCACGGAATGTTTGCTCGTTGCCACGAATCCACAACCGATACTCCAACTGGTCATCCAAGTTCCGCACGAACGCAGAAGGCGAATCCCACACGCCACGAATCTGCTCACCCAAACCATCCAACGAATCAAACTTGAACCGCTCAGGAACCCTCATGTCCACCTGATTCCTAGCAGCACCAAACCGAGTTGAGAACACCACACACTTCGCCATCGCCGCCTCACGCGGAGGTCGATCCCGCCCAGGATGATGCCCAAAATCCACATACACCATCGACGACAACAACAAGCCGCGCACCCCAGCCCGATCCAACCCACGCAACTCCCGAACCTCAATGTCTGGATTCATCGCCTGGAACCTGTGGATAAGTTCACGACCCTTCGCCGGATTGACCACCACACACCGATCCTTGTGCGACACATCAACGGAAGCCACCAACTCAACGAAATCAGGGCTGAGGTAGTCGGTGAGCATCATGCCTGGCAGCCCCAACTCACGTCCATGTAAAGCCGCATAGTGGGATTGGAATAGGTGCAGGTCGATTCCTTTGAGGCTGCGTTGGCCGTGCGTCCCATAGTTATCCACAGACAGCCACCACAGGGCGCAGCGTTGCGTGAACCCTTGAGCGAGTTCAGGCCAAATCTCGGGCAACACTACAACCGCATCATCAGGGATGGCCTCCCTACCTATCACGGGGGTGTCATAGATTTGATACGGGGCAGGCACCCAGGCTCGCTGGTCAAACGGGTGGTAGCAGATCGCAGCCGAACCAGGCTTCAGCCGGTTGGCGGTATGCACTAGCTGATGTAAGGCCTCGGGGCCACCGGTGACGGCGTGCGCTGGGGCGATGGCAACGATCATGGCCGTCTCCGATACCAGGACTCGGGTGCCTTCCCAGCCTTTATCCACAGGGGCCAGTCCTCGGTGATCTGCACCTCGTTATACACTTCGCCGTGAACGAACCTGCCGTGCCGGTGGCAGTCGATCATGGCCGCGTCCACGTTCCCCTGGTTGAGTTCCTGATGGCTGAATGACCTGATTTTGTTGGCGCACCACTCCTCCCCGCCCATCCAAGAGACGTGCCAGCCGCCAACCAGGAGTCGATGGCTGCCTCGATTGCGCCGGAACTGGTCTGCTGTCGGGCCTACTCGATGCCGTGGGCCTGCCACACACGTCAGTTCGAGCGGCAGCTCCCACAACACCGACATCGCCAGATGCCGCATCATCACCCCACAAGGCTCCTCAGCGAACGCTGAAACCATTGTGGGCGACCAGATTTCATCCACGTCACAGATCGTCACCACATCGTCTGCTTGGCAGCCCAAGCCGTCAGCCACCTCTAGCAGGTGGTTCCTGGTGGCTGTTTCGACCAGCCAGGCGTTCTGATCGAACGGGGTCACATAGTCGACCCAATGGATCAGGCCGTCCCACTGCTTGAACCTGTCGCGGGGTTTCTTCTCTTTCGGTTTGCCGGTGAAGGTTCGATCCCCCTCGAGGACGACCATCACATCAACGACATCGGCCAGTTCCCACAGTCGGCATTCAAGAACGTCGTCCTCCCCGTTATAGAGAACCAGGTCAAAGACGGTCATTCCCAACCCAATTCTCGCCGCCTGGTCAGATCCCAAGCACCGGCTTCCGGCACACCGGCAGACCACCGGCGCACATGAAGCAGCCGATTCTGTTCAAAGCTGTGCGCGTTCTTCATCAACAGGAACGGGTCGGAGCCGATGGTTGATGAGTTGTCGTGACCTATCTGGGCTTCAGATACCACCAGGCTGAACCCAGCGTTCACAGCCCGTTGCTCGAAGTCGTTGTCCTCGAAGTAGGCGGGGACGTAGCACTCGGAGAACAGACCAATCTTGGCGACCACTTGGGAGCCGATCCAGACGCATGACCAGTGGGAACGGGTTTTCACGATGTTGTCTGGTTGGCAGTCCTGCCAGAATCGCTCCAGTTCGTTGGACAGGAACCAGGCATCCGAGTTCAGTAGGAGCCAGCCGTCTCGGTGTGGTGTCGATTTGATACCAGCATTCCATGACGGGCCGACCCCAAGGTTGGTGGGGATGTGCCAGACGTATTGCTCATAGACGGTGGTGGGTTTGGTGTGCCAGGGATAGGTTTCTCGCCGGTCGCCGTTGTCAATCAGGATGAGGGTTTCGACGGGGTAGTCGATAGACCAAACGGCACGGCGCAGCAGGTCGTACCGGTTGAGGACAGGGACGATGATTACTGGGATCGGCACCATGCCGCCAGCCTTCCCATGATCGGCTGCCAGAACGCCGTATAAACCGCGTCAGCGTAATACTGGCTAGCAAACCCCACAGCCATCTCATCCACGCCTCTAGGAGCCTCGTAGGCCCGTTTCAGGGCATCCACGATGGATGGAACCTGTGGGGTGCAGAACCAAGAGCGTTGAGCCGCATCCCAAAACGGCTGCACCTCAACCGTCCACCCCGACCCCACCAGCTCAGGCTGAGCCGTGAAATCCGAGACAATCACCCTAGTGCCGCAGGCCTGGGCCTCGATCACAGCCAAACCGAAGCCCTCGCCCATCGAGCAGGACAGAAGCACGTCGGAGGCCGAATACATGGCCGCCAGGGCTTCCTGGGGGAATCCGGCACGGTAGGCGTACTGATCGACGATTTTGAGTTGTTCTGGTTTGATCCCGCAGGCCTCCGCCAGGTGCAGCAAGCTGATGCCGCCCATCGAGCCGTTGGCCTCGGTGTGCAGGTACAGCACCGCGTCAGGGTGGGTTTGAGCGAAGATGCCGAACGCCAGCAGGTTCTCAGCAAATGCCTTCCTGGACGGGTTCACGCCTTTGTTGGCTGCGTTCATCATGACCACGAACCGGTCGTCTTCGATGCCCATGAGCTGTCGACCGGTGGCCTGGGCGCGTCCGTTGCTGAACACCTCGGTTGGCCTGAACGTGTCCTCGATTCCGTGCGGGGCGTACAAATGTTCCAACCCAGCCTTCTCCAGCATTCGGCTCCCGAACTGGCTCATCGCTATCGGCATCACGTTCTTGCGAGCCAGCCACGCCAGGACATCCGGTGGGGTGGGGGCGTGGTCGATTGGCACCCAGGATGCGATCCGTGGCACCTGGTCAAAGGTGGCTGACTTGAATACCCATACGTCAAACAGGGTCATGAGGATGGGGGGCAGGTTGCGGTTGCCGTTTGCCCAATCCATCCAGTGCGCAACCATGATGTCGTCGCTGTAGGCCGATAGGCCTCGTGGGTAGAGTTTCACGCCGTTCCACATGGATGTCGACCCCTCAAGGCCGTACATGGCGTGGATGGCTACTTCGTGGTTTTCTTCGATGAGGCGCGGGACGATTTGCGCGGTTTGCTGCCCGTAGCCGGTGTTCGTGAACGGGGCGTTGCTGTACCAGAGGATTCGTAGCGCGTTGGGATCGGTAAGTCTGCCACCTCGGGCAAGTGCGCTACGCCCAGCCTCAACAGGTATTCCGCCTCCAGGTCGGGCAGATCGATTGGCGTGTTTCTTATTACGACGACCATTTGCCATCGTTTCCTCCTTCGCAGGACGCAGGATGATGGGTGGGGGCTGGCCGCCCTGCGTGTTCGGCCAGCCCCCAGATCATGGGAGTTTTGGAAATTGCTTAGGCCGTGCCACCAATGAAGTACTTGATGTGGCTTGGCTGCGGCAGGTTGCCGTCAACACGGAACGTCGCACGGAAGGTGACGAGTCCTGCGTTGAATGCGTAGTCGTCCGAACGGTCGAGGCGGATGCCACCGACGGTGCGAACAAAGTACGACGGGAGGTGACCCACGATGACCGACTTGGCGTTGGTTGCCGTGTCGACAATTGCGGGGTTCTCGAAGATCGGCTTGCCCAACAGGGTGTCGGGTGAGTCTGCGGAGAGGGCAGGCTGGAACACATACTGTCCAGCGGTGTCCTTCAGCTTGCGCACCTTACCGATCGAGGCACCGTTCATCATCCAGCCGACACCAGGCAGCATTCGGGCTGCACCGTTGAGGCTGTAGTAGAGGTCAATCAGGTTGTCTGCGGTGAACGCACCGACGACACCCGTTCCACCCGTGATGCCCGAGCCAGCAGCAGCGACAACGCCCTTCGGCGCACCCGTGCCAGAGCCGACCGTGAGGCCGCTGTTGACGCGGAAGCCGAGTTCGTTTCCGACCTGGCTGGCGAGGAAGCCGAGCAGATCAACACCCGAGTCCTCAAGGAGTTCCGTCGACACTTGGACGAGGAACGAATACTTGTAGGCACCGAGGGTGATGAACGAGTTGAACACCGGATCGGACTCGTCGATGGCGGTTCCTTCACCGACGATCGCTGCGGTCGACCAAGCGGCCTGCGACGGGATTTGGAGGTTCTCGCCACCAGCCGTGTTCAGCACGGTGGAGGTTGCCAGCATCGGGCCGACCAAACGAGCCTGCTCGATCACCTGATCGTAGAACGAGGTGGGGACTGGCGCACCCTGCGAGGTCTTCACCACGTCACGCTTCTCAAACACGAATGAGCGACGCTCACCGGTGACGAGGGCGCGAACATTGGCGATGTCGTCTGCTACCGGCATACCGGCGACGGGACGAGCCTGCTCGGAGATTTCGCGGGTCGCAGCATCGAGGCGAAGCTCACGAGCCTCATCCTCACGCAACTTGGCGATGACCTGGGCGCGCTCATCAAGTTCCTTGCTGATGCGCTCGTAGGTCTGGGTTTCTTCTGCGGTGAGGTCACGCTTCTCGGCGGCGGCAGCATCCAAGATGGACTTGGCTTCGTTCCACGCACGATTACGGATCTCAACCTGACGGTCGATGTATTCCTTCATGGTTGTGTTTCCTTGTTGTTGAAAATGGATTGGGACACGCAGGGGTGAATCTGTCGTGGCTCCACGATCAGCAACATCGGCGGCGGCTCCGCGTATCCGATGAGATACGGAAAGTCTAGATAGCGTTCTTGATCAGGTCAAGATGCTTCTGCATCACAGAAAGATGCGAAGGTGCCGCCTGTGGTGTCGGCTCCAACTTGGCGACCGTCTCACGCAACAACGCAGCATGATCAGCACTCAGGTTTTGTCCTGATTCCAACACGGTGATCGCCGCAGCCAACTTGTCTGCATCAATGCCTGTACGGGTCGCCAACGCATCCAGCGAACGCACCGAAGCCGACGTAGCGGTATAGGCAGGGAAACCAGTGACGACCGACACCTCAAACAGGCGCACCTGCTTCAACTCACGGGTCATCCCGTCATCACTCCAACGATCCCCACCAGCAGGCACCGTGAACCCGAACGACATCGAATCCACATCCTTGCGCTGCATCAACACCGACAAGTCACGCCCAACCGAAGTATCAGGCAAATCAGCATCCACCAACAGCCCCTTCGAGTCCTCCTGAAGGCGAAGCGTCTTGGCACGAGTCGTCGCCAACAGCATCGACGAATCATGATTCATGTACATCCGAATGTTGTTCCGTGATCGCAACGACTTAGAGAACGCGCCAGGCAGAATACGCTCAATGAACGGCAACGGCTCCGAATCCGAATTGAACACAGCCGCATAACCCGAGAACGACATCCCATCCCCAGAAGGGGCTTGACGCAACTCAAAGTCGTTGAATGTGACGCGGCGCGTTTCTACCTGATCATTCATCACAACAACAGTACCAAAGGCATCATCAGTCTTGCGTTGAAAATAGAACGACGACACCCCTCGACCCTCCTCATACTCCTCAATTGCCTCAGCCTTCTCAGCAAACCAGTTCATCGCCTGCTCAGGGTTCAACGGGTCAATGCCCCACAGATAGAACGCGACTGCACCAGGCCCAGGCCACTCATCGTTATCAGGATCACTGTTCTTTGGTGCATCAAGGTCAACCATGTGACGCGCACCCCAAGCGTTCGCCCGAATCACCTTGTCCTCAGTGATCCGACCAGCAGCCATTTCACGCGCCTCACGCACCGTCCGATCAACCAAACCATCCCCAGCCCAGCCCCGAGCGTAATAATCCAAACCCTTACGAGCGTTGTCCCGAATGTATTGCGGCACATTCAGATTCACCTGCCGCTCGTCATCTTCCATCTCGTCGTCATCCGGCTCATCCAAATCGTTGATCTTCGTCAACGTAGAAAACTTGTGACCCACCAACACCTCAGTCGGCTCCCAACCCCCCTCAACCCGACGGAAGATGCGAATCAACGCGGCAGGGTCTTCAGGGGTGGCTTCAATACTGAAATCGCTGTCAGGGATACCGAGGGTGCCTTCACGCATGATGTGTTCAATCTGACCCCGAGCGCGACCACCCGACGAATTCCAAGAAACAAAATCACCTTCCTCTAGTTCGTCTGGCATCGCACGCTCACCACCAGGCTCCAAGTCCTCAGCAATCGACACAGCAACCATCTGGTCGATGGCATCTTGTTTGGTGGTGTGGCAGCCGATAACTTCGCCATCTTCCTTCTCTACTGCCCAACCGTTGCAGTCGGGGTTCTGGTCGCTGATGTAGTACGGCATTAGAACCTCTGCGCCATCCACGAAACAAAATGTGGGTCTTTGCCAGCAGCAGCGTACAAATAATTCCCAGGAAGAATCGTCAAGAAAATTGATTCCTGTTTCTCCAACAACAGTCCGTTGTTCTGCGTCACATCGGCACCACCCAACCAGATGTCGGATGTGCCGTCATCGTTGTGAACCCACAACTGCATCGGCTGAATGTCAGTGCCGTTGATGTATGTGGCAGCAGTTCCGATAGCGACACGCGCAGCTGAGAAAGCCATGATCAGACGGGGTAGGCGGATTCGGGGTCGGCTGGATTCAGGCTTGCTAGCGGCTGCAACTGCGTGGACGGCACACCAGTGTGATCAATCGTCGGCATCTCCAACGCAGCCAACACGCCAGCAGGATCAAAACCTGCGAGAATCAAACGCTGCGCAATCAGTGACTTGCGATCCATCTCAGACAGGTTCGCGGCATTGATGTCAACATTGGCGAGCGGCACCCGATACGAATCACCACCCTCAACCGGTGCCATGTCCTCGATCCGATGAATGTCATTGATTGACAAGAACCCAGCCTGAATACCAGTCGAGAACGCTTGATAGCGGGACTGTTGATCGCCACGCAGCAAACCATCCACATTGAATTTGATGAAGGCGTTGTTCGTCAACAACTTCTGGTAGCCATCCTCAATCTTGGTGATGTACGGCCTAAGGGTGTGCTGAACGAAATGGATACCGTTCATTTCCACTGACGCATACGACATCGCACCAGGCGTAGTCACACCGAGCATGGATGGGGGGACTCGGAAGATACGGGCGATTTCCTCAACAGCGAAACGCCGCGACTCCAAGAACTGTGCAGCATCGTTGTCCACTGTGGTCTTCATGAACTTTGCGCCACCGAACAAGATGCCTGGGCGATGCGACCGGCGCAAACCACGATGACCCTCCTCAAACCCGTCCACCAGATCCTTCGCCTGCTCACGCGACAAGTTCCCTGGGTACTCGATGATTCCTGATGCGCTGGAGCCTTGACCGAAGAATCGTGCAGCGAACTCCTCCAACGCTTTCGCCAACCCGAGGTTCTCTTTCATCATGTCAATACGGGAACGGCCACGCAGCTCGCCAGGCATCCGCAACTCGGTGATGTGAATCATGTCCTCAAGAGGAATCGTGTCTCGGTTGTCGTAGATGTAAATCGGGCGACGGGTCACACGATCACGAGTGCATTCCACCTTCTGCGGGTTCAGCACGACCAACCCAGCAATCCCACGATCATCACGCAGAATACGGGTGAACGAATTACCATCCAACAGCAACGACACCAACACCTGCTGGAAATGCTCGGTGCGCGTGATACCTGACTCGGGGTAGTTCAACCATTCGGGGCGTGGACGGAACGGGCGACGCTCACCATCAACACGCACAAAAGTATCCACAGGCAACGTGGAAATTGAGTCAGCAATAATCCGAACACACGAATAGACAGCCTCAATTTTGAGTGACTCGTTTTGTGTGACGATGGTGCCAGCGTTTGTGGTCATCGTGAAACCGTCGCCCAAAGCGAACAACGATTGGAACGAGATTGCGCGTTCTTCACCTCCGCCCAACAGCCGAGACAGCATCATTTACCTTTCGCTCGGCCACGCTCAAAAGCGAACGCGAACAACAACAAGAAAAGACCCACAGAAATCATACCCAACGGGATTGACATCATGAAGATTCCTGCGGCGATCAGCAGGGTGGCGAGTAACTCCAGCAAGAAAATCATTTGACTCTAGACTACAAAGAACCCAGGGGTCGGGGCGACCTCCTGCCTTCTCGTCGCACGATCCACCGCGATCACCGTCGCAATCGCCGCATCAATCTTCCGCTTCGACTTACCCTTCGACAACCGCCAACCCGAATCCGTCTGCCTCTGCGCAGGCGACAACAACTGGTCAATGAACATCGGATCATTGTTGATCGCCAACTTCCCCCCAACAATCATCTCGTACAACGTGCCACACGCCGGAACCATACGGGCAGTGGACTGCGGAAACTCCACCATCGGCAAACCATCATCAGCCAACACCTCAGCAGAACGCTGAAAAAACGCTGGGTCATACGCCACCTCAACCACCCGCCAATCCCGAGCCAACCCACGAATGTGAGCCTCCACAGCCGCCACATCCATCGCAGAATCAGGATGCCAAATCTTCGCCCGACACACCACCCGACCATCCCCACGAGGCTGCGCCACCACCACCGCAATCGAATCATGCTTCAACGCCATGTCCACCCCAACAAACACCGGCAACTCCGCATCCAACTCCAAGTCACTCACACACGCATTCAACGCTCCAGCAGGCAACCAAGAATCCTGAGCCTGCGTCCACTGATTCAACCTAAACCGACGAAACGACATCTCAGCCGTCTGCCGCACCGAAACCTCCATGTCCTCAGGATCAAGCAATCCGTCAACCAGGTTCGGGTTCGCCGCCACCCACGCCGCCTGATCCGAAAGATCGCAACCCTCAGGAGCCTCCCACCACCACAACCCAAACCGCTCATCCTCCACCTCACCAGCAATCACCCGTTTCCCGTAGTCATACAAACGGCCACAAATCGTGTCCTTGTCATGACCAGCCGTAGTGATCGCCACAATCATCGGATCAAGCCGCGCACCAGAACCAAGCGTCAACGCATCCCACAAATCATCATTCGCCTGAACATGCAACTCATCAAACACCACCGTCGACGGATTCAACCCCTGCTGCAACTTCGCATCCGACGACAACACCCGATACACCGCACCAGTAGACGGAACCTCAATCGCATCCCGATACACCTTGCACACACCACTCAACGCCGACGACTGCAACACCTGCCACTTCGCCTCATTGAACACCACCCGCGCCTGCTGCCTATCACCAGCAGCCGAATACACCTCAGCCCCAGGCTCACCCTCAATCAACCCATACAACGCAATCAACGAACCCAACAACGACTTCCCATTCTTCCGAGCCAACCCAACCAAGCTCCGTCGATACCTCAACAACCCATCAGGCCGACGCTCAAACAAACTCGTCAACAACTCACGCTGCCAATCCGTCAGCAGCAACGGATCCCCAGCCCTCACACCCTTCGACACATGAAGAAACGTGGACGCAAAATCAGCGACCAACAAACCGTCAGACTTCGGATACAACCTCGGAGTCGACCACGTTGGACTTACGCTTCCGGAACTGATCAAGCTCATTCGCCACCCTTATCTCTGCCAAACCCAACCTCGCCCGATCCGAAGGCGTAAACCCAAGCAACGACATCCAAGCCGTATTCTGAGCATCCAACTGATCGACCTGCTTCACCGCAGGATGCGTCACCACCTGGCCATTCGCCGTCGTATACCAACGCCGCTCCACATCCTCCCCCAGCCACGCCTCGAGCGCAGCAATCTTCTCCAGATTCAGACACAGGCGCAGCATCAAAGCCGAATCGTGCAGCTCGCTCAGATGCCTGCGGCCAGCCGTCCAAAACATTTCCCAATACGCCACCCCCACATCGCCCAACACCTCCGGCGCAATCGGCACCGCAGCCGAATCGATAACAGCCAGGGCGGCCTCGGGAACCGGTGCCGCAGCCAACCCATTCCTGATGCGTGCGCCACGCGCACGTTTCCGTTCGAGCGGCTCGGCCTTGTTGCCTCGACCGACTCCGGTTGACCTGGTTGCCATTCAACAAGGGTAGCCCCAACCCGTCCACGAACCAGCCAAATCTCGTGC